GTTGATAGATTAAGACCATTCTTTAACGCAAGGAATGAAAATGATACCGCTTTAACCTTCCAGAATAAATTTAAGTTTGCATCTCAGATAGTGACTTCTGGAGCAGCAGCAACTGCTGTTGTAAGTGATACTGGCACTATTTCATCTATTGTCCTATCTGATGGTGGTGTTGGATACAGCACTGCTACAGTTACTGTTGGATCTCCATCTGTTGGATTTATAACAGCAACAGCAAATCCAGTAATTGGTGCAGGGGAAACAATTTCTTCTAACACAATTACAAATGCTGGAACTGGATATACAAACACAAATCCACCAGTCGTTCTTATAAGTGAACCAAGTTATAGTGAGGAAGAGAACTTGGCTGAAGATTATGCTGGTGACTCTGGAATAATTGTTGGATTTGGAACTACTACAACTAGTGGACTTACTACACAATTTGTGTTTGACCTACATATCCCATTTGAATCTAAATTAAGAGATGAATCTATAGTTGGGACAGCAGTGACTTTAAGTGGACTTGAGCAGGGAGATTTCTTCATTGTTTCAAATTCTAACATTGGATCTGCAACAACATCTATTACTTCACTCGATCAATCTGGTGGGACTGCGGGCGTTGGTAAATCCTTTGTTGATAATGTATATGTTGTTGCACACTCCGAGAACATCATGAGAACAATTCGCTTAGATGCTTCTGGCGTTGGAATTGGAACGACTGTTTGTAGAAGAGTATTTACTAATGTAACTCAACCAAAATTTAATACTAGTGGTGTTGGAACTCAATCCACTTCAACTGTCGCTGGATATGGTGATTATAGTTGGGGTAAAATTACAATTGCCTCAAGAGCAGGGTTAAATAGTTACACTGCATATACTGAAAATGGCATTCTTGGAATTACTACATCAACAAGAGTAGAAAGATCTGCTCCGTTGAAATTCAAGAACTACATCACTTAATATTTGATAAATAAAAAAAACTCCGTTTAACTGGCACAAAATGGCTGCAATTATAACTGATCAAATTAGAATTTTGAATGCGAAAAATTTTGTATCTGGAGTTAGTTCCAGTTCCAACGCATATTATTCTTTTATTGGGTTACCTAATCCAACAGATTATCAAAATGATTGGGATTCATCTCCTCCTGCACCAAAAGATAATTTTTCCGAGGAGAATGATTATTGGGACACAATGATCGCTGTGAAAAAAATTAATTCATCTGATGTTAGACAAGTTATTCCCAAGAAAACTTGGACATCGGGTACAACCTATGACATGTATCGCCATGATTATAGCGTTACCAAAACTGCATCTGTATCCGGTGCTACTAATTTATATTCGGCATTCTATTATGTGCTGAATAGTGATTTTAGAGTTTATATTTGTCTTCAAAATGGAACTGATCCAGAGAATCCTAATGGAAGACCATCTCTAGATGAACCAACATTTACTGATTTGGAACCAAGATCTGCAGGATCAAGTGGAGATGGATATATTTGGAAATATCGTTATACTATCAAAGCAAATGAAGTTGTAAAGTTTGAGTCTACAGATTTTATGCCAGTTCCTTCTAATTGGGGAACAAGTGGTGATAATGCTCCAGTAAGAGATAATGCTGTAGATGGATCTATTAAAATTGTAACTGTAACTAATGCTGGAGTTGGCATCGGAACTGCTAACGAAACATATACAAGAGTTCCTATTGAAGGTGATGGATCAGGAGCAGAATGCACCATAACAGTTGGAGCAGATGCCAAAGTTAGTGGAGTTACTATTTCAAATCAAGGATCAAACTATAGTTACGGAAGTGTAAATCTGGTGGGTGGTAATGTTCCTACAGGAACCACTATTCCAACATTTGATGTTATTATGTCTCCTCAAGGTGGACATGGTGCAGACATCTATAGAGAATTAGGTGCATATAATGTACTGTTATACTCTAGAATTGAAAATGATAATGAAAACCCTGATTTTATCACGGGAAATCAAATTGCTAGAGTAGGTGTTATTGAAAATCCAGAGGTATCTACTGGAAATGTCTTAACCTCAGATAAAGCAAGCGTTCTTAGTGCCCTTAAGTTAACTGGAATTGGATATAGTTCTGCAATCTTTGACGCAGACTCAACAATCACTCAAACTGTTGCAACAGGATCAACTGCTGTTGGTAAAGTTATTAGTTATAACCAAACAACAGGTGTTCTTAAATATTGGCAAGACAAAACAAATTATGGATTTACAAATGCTGGTGTTGGAATTACAAACCCAACTTATGGATTTAATCTAACAGAATTTAGTTCTTCCCCAGATGCTGGAGGAAATATTCAAATTACACCTTCAACTGGATCTGTTTTGGAAATTGACTCAAACTTTACAGGTATCACAACCGTAATAAATAATCGTACATATTATCTTGGTCAGTCATTTACGAGTGGAATTGCAGGTCCAGAGGTTAAAAAACACGCTGGAAATATTATTTACGTTGATAACAGACCTTCAATCACTAGATCATCTAACCAAAAAGAAGATATCAAAATTATTTTGCAGTTCTAAAGAATTATGCCACAGCAAACGAACCTCAATGTAGCACCATATTTTGATGACTTTGATCCGGTAGATGATTACCATAAGGTGCTTTTCAAACCTGGATATCCGGTCCAGGCAAGAGAATTAACTACCTTACAATCTATTCTTCAGAATCAGGTTGAAAAGTTTGGTCAACACTTTTTTAAAGAGGGTGCAAAGGTAATTCCAGGTAATACTGGTTATACTCAATTATATTATTGTGTTCAATTACAGAATAATTATCTGGGGGTTCCTGTTGCGGCATATGCTGAACAATTAGTTGGAACTAAAATTACTGGAGTATCATCCGGAGTAACTGCGGTTGTAGATAAGGTTCTTTTACCTGAAGATTCTGAAAGAGGAAATCTTACTCTTTATATCAATTATTTAAGTTCAAACACATCAAATAATTCAACTCAAAATTTCTCTGACGGAGAATCTTTAACTTGTAACCGAATTATTGCTTCCGGTCTCCTTGGAAACTCCACCATTGCCGCTGGATCTCCTTTTGCGGTGACCGTTGCAAATCAGGCAGCTGCCACGGGATGTGCTTTCCAAATTCAGGAAGGAGTATATTTTGTTCGTGGTAACTTTGTTAATGTTAACACAGAAACTTTAATCTTAGACCAATACACCAACGTACCTAATTATAGGGTCGGTCTATTTGTAAGTGAGACAGTTGTAAATGCTGATGAAGATGAAAGTTTAAATGATAATTCTCAAGGATTTAATAATTACGCTGCACCAGGTGCAGATAGACTAAAAATTTCTTTAAGTTTATTTAAAAAATCTTTAACCGATTATAACGATGACCAGTTTGTTGAACTGGCAATTATTGAAAATGGAAACATAAAAACTAAGGTTGATAGAGGTGATCTTGGTGGAGGACCAGGATATCTCGCTCTTAGAGACATTATGGCAAAAAGAACTTTTGCTGAGTCTGGAGACTACTATGTAAAAGCATTTGATTTAACAGTCAAGGAATCACTTGACAATGGTAAAGGAAATAGAGGAATATACAACGCAGGCCAATTAACTTATGGCGGACAAACTCCATCAGATGATCTGATGATTTACAAATTCTCTCCTGGTAGAGCATTTGTTCGTGGTTATGATCTTGAGATTACCAATACAACTTTTATTGATGTTCCTAAACCAAGAACGATAGCAACTATTACCGATCAATCTATAATTTATAATACTGGTCCAACATTAAGAGTTAATAGAACTTGGAGATCACCAGATGTTGGTGTTGGTAACACATATATTCTCAGTTTAAGAGATGAAAGAGTTGGTCTTAACACGGATGGAACTGGTGGAACTCCTGCTCCTGCAGGTAGAGAGATTGGTGTTGCTAGGGTATATGATTATAGATTAGAATCTGGATCTTATGATACTACCAATAGTAGTCTTAATGAATGGAATCTTTCTCTATATGATGTTCAAACAACAGTAGATTTGGTTCTTAATCAGGCGACTAGTCTTTCTATCCCAACTTTTGTTGAAGGTTCTAGAAGTGGCGCAACTGGATTTCTTAAGGATGCTGTTACTGATTCAAATGCATTATCAATTTACGAAGTTGAAGGAGACTTTATTCCCAATGAACCTTTAGCATTTAATCGTGTTGCTGATGGCAGAATTGCAATAGCGGTAACAGCTTATTCATTGTCAGATGTAAAATCTGTTTTTGGAAGTAATAATAGATTGACTGGTATTAACACATTTGCTGCTGATGTTGTTCAATCTCCAGTAGTTAACATTGGTGTGGCAACTATTTCTGCTGCGTCTGGTGGTATAA